GCACATGAAGCCTTCCCTCTGGCTTCTGGCGGCTAACGTCTGAGATCATGGCCCACATTTTTGCGTTCTGGTCATTGCTGCGCTTGGCGGCACTGACTTTAACAACTGCATCTACTGGAGCATGGTCGATAAGCTGGTGGGCTAATCGTCTTTGATGCACACTTCGAAGCCAGACTGTTTGCGTCATTGGCTTTGAGCCTCTTTAATATCACGCGCCTTTGGGCTGGCTTTGCAGAAGGCTTCAATCAAAGCCTCTACGTCGATGCCCTTCCAGAACGTCTGCTCACCGACTGTGTGCTGCTGTCCGTGATGTTCGCGGCATAATGGGACTACTCGCCAATCATCTGGCTTTTGCCCCATCCCTGCACCGCTACCATTGCGAACATGGGCGCATTCGATTGGCATTCCCTGGCAACCATCTCTGGCGCAATGGAATGATCGAATGAAGTTCAGATGCCCCTGTGATCGCCAGCGCGATGAACGCTTTGGCTTCTTGGCAATGCGTTTAGGAAGCATCTTCAAGTTCCAAGCTATATTCAGCGATGTAAGTGGATTCACCCCAACGATTAACCACCTCAACCTTTTTGGTTTTAATCTTATGCCCAGCCTTTCGCAGATCATTAATCCTCGATGCCAAGCGGTAAACCCCTAGCTCATGCAATGCTACCATTGGACGGATTGGCCCGACAGCTAACAGATGATCGTATATTCTTTCGTTCTGTGTCATTTTGATGCTCCTAAATTTAATAACGCTTTTACGTCTACGTCAACTTCTACAAGGAATGCGGCAACCTCTGATTCCAGAATTGCAAGCATATCATTGTCACGTTCGATCCGCTGGATGTAGAGCGATAGATTGTCTGGCATCCGTGGATCAAAGCTTACAAAATCGCACCACTGCCGATCCGCGCAAGCCATCTGCCATTGCATCTGCAATAGATATTTGTGTGCGACCTGGCCGCTCTTTAGCGTCTCAATGTGCGTGGCAGAGTTTGGACACTTTATCTCCAAGCATCCATCATCCCCTACAAGCCCGTCAGGGCTGGCGTGGGAGCCGATAATGGTCGGGTGCTTATACAGCCCTACCTCAGTGACATCATGGCCTGTAACGAAGCTGTAGGCGGTTCTGGCATCGTCCTCCTTATCAACTCCCCATTGCATAGCTGCACTGCGGATAAAACCTTCCTCCTGCTGACCTGTTAGCCGTTCGATCACAAGCCTAGCCTGTAGATTAGCGCGAGATGCTCCCCAGCCTGATTTGGTCTTGGCTAGGGCGTCTGCCAGTTGGGAAGCGCCAAGGCTTCCACAACGTGCTGCAAACCACTCTGGGCTGCGTTGGATAATAGCTGCGTCTGTCATGCTAGTTTCTTTCTTAATGCAATTTTGACTAACTGAAACTTTGGCTCTGGCAATTCACGCAATGCGTTAATTTTGTAATGCTTGCAGAGCAAAGCCATGTCGGTGCTTGTTTCGTCTACCAATGCTTGCAATTCAGCAAACTGGCTATCGGAGATAAAGGGAATCCGTAAAGCTTCCTTTTCCTTGCCAGTGGTAGCATCCAGTGCGTCATGCTCGACAATGCAAAGGGCTGCTGTCCAGAGATAGCGGGTGGAGTAAGTCTCACAAGCTCCAATGTTCTGAATCTCGTGACAGCCTTTAAGATTGGCTGAACCCATTGGGCTGTGAATGATAACCTGTGAGCCATCCTCTACATCGACGATGTGCATCGACGCAGTGCTTTCGGAAAAGCTAATGACCGCGCAAAGCCCAACATCGTTAAAGATGCGTAACGCTGGAACAAGGAAATCGGAAAGCTCGAAGTATTTATATCCAGCAAAAGTATTCTGGCCAGATTTCTTGAGCGGTAGTGAATGAAACGCTAGTCGCGCCTCGTTAAGTTTTTTATGAATCGGCATTCTATTTCTCCTTATGCAAAACGTGGATATTTAAAGCGGATCGGTTCTGCTGACCAATTCCGAATCGTCATAACGTCACCGATAAGCTCGGCTAGGTGTTCGCCATAGTTTGCGTGGCAAGCGCCAGCATTGATTGCCATCTCAACAAAGTCGCATGGCAAGCATTCAAATGTGTCGGTCATTGTGTGACCACAAACTGTGCATTTTTGATTTTTCATGACTGCTCCTTTTTTATTTTGTAAATACCTTGTATACAGGGCAAACGAGAATTAAAAGCGTTTTTTATCGCCAATCGAAAGAAAATTAAAAATGGACTATACCGCACACGCAATCGCAGAGCTTTACGCTGTGGCAAAGCATCACAAAATCAAGGCTTATGAGATCGCCAATGAAGCTGGCATTACTCGTGTCACGCTATCTAACTGGAAAAACAAACGCAGCGAACCAATGCTTGGCGCATACCTGGCAGCGTTTCATGCACTCGAGCGCATAATTGCAGCCAGGGCAGTTGATTGAACATGAAGCGATTCGGCAAATACCGCGCTGTCAAGGCTAACTGCAATGCTGGTCATACCCATGATAGCAATCGGGAAGCCGTGCGCTGCAACGAACTGCACATATTAGAGGCGGCTGGGAAGATAACCGACCTGATGATCCACCCGCAATACTGGTTCGTGATTAATGGACGCCAGCTTAAACATCCCAATGGTAGGCGCGTTGGCTATAAGTCGGATTTTGAGTATATTGAGAACGGGATGCTGGTGACTGAGGATGTGAAAGGGGTAATCGTCAGGGATTGGCCTTTGCGCCGCGCTGTCTTTAAAGCGCTATTTCCGAATCACGATCTACGGGAGACCAAATAAAAATGGGTGACCGAAGCCACCCAAGGTTGTTTTGGTAAGGAGCACCAAGCGGCGGATGATACGGGAAAACTGTATGCTGGTCAATGATGTATAAATTCGCTTTTATAAATCACGGAATGCGGTTATATAAGAGCGAGCGGGGAGTGCCCAAGAGAGGAAAGGCACTCAACCCGCTCTAACAATGCCTAGCCACAGAAAGGCACCGCTGTAATGAGTAATACACGCCACAGAACCATCGCGCAAGGGGCTTTACAATGAGCGCCCATAGCTTCGATCCAGACATCGCCGCACGGGTTGGCTGCAACGCTGCCGTGATTTATCAGAACCTTTTTTATTGGGCTGAGAAGAATGCTGCCAATGGACGCCATTTTTATGAAGGGCGTTGGTGGACGTATAACAGCGTATCCGCATTTTCAGAACTATTCCCATATCTAACTGGCAAGCAAATACGGACTGCATTAGACAAGCTTGAAAGCGATGGTTTGATTGTAAGCGGATGCTTCAACAAATCAGCATATGATCGGACAAAATGGTATTCACCGACTTGCCTCAAAGCGGAAACCCATTTGCCCAAAAAGACAAATGAAAATGCCCAGAAGGGCGAACCTATACCAGATATAAACACAAATCATAAACCATATGTAATTATAGAGGGGTATCCCCTCTGGTTGCCGATAGAGGCTTGGAAGGGTTGGGTGGAGATGCGGAATCAACGCAAGCGCCCATTAACAGATCGAGCGAAGGCTATGGCTTACAAGAAGCTGGAAGCCTTGCACTTGGCAGGACACGACATAAACGAATTGCTAGACCGTTCGACAATTAACGGCTGGCTTGATATATACGAACCGAAAGGCGCGACCAATGCAGGAAATAGCAAACACGCAGCAGAACCAACCAATCCAATGGTCAGAGCAGTCATTGCCAGCCAAGCTAGACGAGCTGCTGATGGGGAGCGACCTACCGACGATTGGGCCTAAGTCTGCGGAGACCCTACAACAGTTTGTGGACGCACCACGCCCACCAATGCCAGAGCGCGAACAGGTGGAGGTTATGATCGCCAAGCTATCCTTGGCTACTGCTAGCCAGAAGCGCAGCCAAGAAGAAGAAGCAGAGCGCCTGGAGCTTTATTGGCTGACGCTGCGAATCTATCCCTTGGTCGATCTACGCAGCGCGTTCCTAAAGCTACTGCGAACGTGCAAGTTTATGCCAACACCAGCGGAGATAGATTCGGTTGTTCAGAATGAAGGCTATGATCGCAGACGCAAGATCAATCGCGCCAAGCATCTTTTGATGATACATTATCGAGATTATGAGCCGCCCCAGGAATATGTCACGGCTTTAGAGCTTGAAGATTTAAGAAAGAACCTAGAAATTGGCACAGCCATTAAATAGCGCAGCAACCAGCCTGATGTGCGACCTGGCTAAGTATCAGTCAGGAAGTATATCACTGAATGATATACGCCAGAACTGGGCAAATCGTAAGTATGAAGGCGCTCCGAGGGAATGGGCTATCGAAGCGATTGCACACGCCAAGAAGCAGAAATAAAAATGGCCCCACCAGTTAAGGCAGGGCCATGTTTTTTATATTACCTTAAAACCGACAGGGAAAGCGTTGGCGGGTTGGTCACTTTTCACTATCTTATATTGTGAACCGTCATACCGAAGACGAGCAGTGCGTTCGCTCTCGTATCTTACAACGGACTTACCTGTCTTCAGGTTGATGACTTCGTAACTCTTATTCATTGGTATCCTCCTATTCAATTGTCAAAGAGCGGGGCGAGTCCCCATCAACAAGGTGTTTCTTGCTGATGAACATTATATAGCAGATCACAATATTAATGTCAACACCTTTTTTCATAATGGATAATAATGAAAAAGGCGCTTGACAGGATAAACGGAGATTTGTAAAAGGGTGGCACAGCAACAGAGGCAACGCCTCGCCTTTAAGGAGTAAGTTTTATGCTAGTAAAGTTTTCTACACTCGCTGACGGTGTTTTCATCGAAGTAACTGATGCTATGGAGTATCAGCCTTCAGACCGTTGCTTTCGCTTTGACGCCAAAGGCAATGCCGAATATGCAATTTTTGCTGATCTAATCAGCACTAACCCAGCACCACGCTGGTTTGCACATTGCTTTAATGAACGGGAGTTTACGTTCGCATGACACCGAGAGAGCGCAACCTGGCAGAGATTGATGCTATAGCAGAGCTGCACGGCTACACAGTTGAAGACATTCTGGGCAAAAGTAAAGTTGGCCCACTTATAAAAGTAAGGCGCATGTGTGTTCTAAGGATGAGAAACAAAGGCTATTCAACGCTGGCTATCGGTCGAATTATGAATCGTGACCATTCTACCATCGTGCATTCGTTACAGAAAATTAGGGCAGAGATGGAGGGTAATCAAAATGACGAATAGAACCATTGCCTGGTTCTCGTCTGGTGCTGCCAGTGCTGTAATGACCAAGATCGCGTTATTAGAAAATCCAGATGTAATTCCCGTGCAATGTGATTTAGGTGACAGCGAGGATTATGATAATCGAAGATTTACTGGTGAATGCGTTGTATGGTTTGGAAAGCCAGTAACGCACATTATCGGTAAATTTAACGGGATAGATGAGGTTTTTGAAAAAAGAAAATATCACTCAGGCATCGCTGGCGCACCATGTACTTCAGAAATGAAGGTTGCTCCCAGGCTGAATTTTCAACTTCCAACTGATACGCATCTTTGGGGTTATACTGCTGACAGTGCAGATGTTAAACGCTGGGAAAGAATGCGCGATACATATCCAGATATGCAACAACGCGCACCATTGATTGAGAGAGGCTTAACTAAAGAAGCTTGCCTATCAATGATTGAAAGAGCTAATATTGCGCCACCTCGCATTTATGCAATGGGCTTTCCTAATGCTAATTGCATTGGGTGTGTAAAGGCAACCAGCCCCAATTATTGGTCATTAGTTAGGAAGCAGTTTCCTGATACGTTTAATAAACGGGCAGAGCAATCAAGGCGTTTTGGTTCAAGATTGGTTCGCATCAATGATGAACGAAAGTTTCTTGATGAGCTGCCAGAAGATTGGCCTACGACTGAAGCTATAGCGCCAAGATGTGATTTTCTTTGCCACATAGCAGAACAAGATATTAAGGAAGCATCATGACACCAGCGAAGCTTAAACTAGCTAGAGTAGCTATGGGCTACAGTGTAACAGAGATGGCTGACGCTTTACGCCTATCACCAGACAACGGCGCAACAAGCATACGCAAGATGGAATCTG